GTCTTCGATCTGCTTGTCGGCATTTCGTCTTGAACGAAAGCGGCAGATACGGCCTAGAAGATGCGTAAGGTGAGAAATAGTGGAAGCCTCCGCTGAGATCGCGGACGCTGAAAGCAGTTGCAGAGTGAACCGAGTCGTTCTCTCTTGAGTAGCTAAGATGCTGCGTCGGCAAGTAACGAAATGAAAGTCCGTAGCGCATTTCTGCCATTACTTATAAAGCGGCAGGCGTCGTCAGTTGGCGCCGCTCGCATGTACGCGAGGCCGAGAACGCATCCCGAGCCTCTACATATCAGTGCAGAAGTGTCTTTCACCTGCGTGGGTAGCGTTTATCTCCGCATTTCGAGGCTGGCGGCGCGATGCGGTAACCGCAAAGGTAGCACGAGATCGTTTAACGAAACCTCATGCCTCAGCCCGCAGGACCCGTGAGTCGTTACTTGAAGACATCTGGCAGTTGGGCGTAGGCTGAGTCGTGGTCTCCATCCCAATAACGTAGATCCTGCGCCCAGGTATCCAGCTTGCCCATGATGTTGAAAGTGCCGACTAGGTGCTCCTTGACTTGCTTGTCAGTGATTTCGAGTGAATTCAAGATCATTAACTCCTGGGTGCCAATCACAGGGTATGGATTGTGGTCTTCACAGTCGCCAGACCTGGCTTCCATGTGTTCGAAGACCTTCTTCAAAGTCGTGATGCCCGTTTCTAGTCCAACCTGATTCTCAGGTGACCACTCACCGATCCGATACTCCTTGTTCTTGGCTGCTTCGGTGAGCTTGTCGTAATGACAGTAGGCCAGGTTGTAGAACGCATCATGTAGGTGCTCTAGGTTTCCGGTGAACATGTCTGCTATGGATATGCACCTCGAGGCTGCCAGTATCGTCCTGCCTTCCTGTGTGGTTGGCTGGCGTGTCTGTGGGGCTGCACCAATCTTGCCGATGCTAGCTTTCACGTTGGGACACCATGGAAATTTCACGTCGAGTCGACCTTTGACGGCTTTGAAGTGGGCGCCGATGATCTCCACACGTCCGTCACGTATGAATTTTGGCTTGGCTGACATGCCCACATCTGCCATGCAGTAGATGAAGTACTCCTTGGCCTTCTCGATCTCTTCTGGTGTTCCAGAACCAGCAATGCTGGCTGACACCTCTCCTCCTCCATCGTCCCCCTCAACAAGACCATCCCACCTGATCTCACGAACATCCTTAGGTAGGGTTGGGTATGGCCTGGGGCGGTACGTGTAGTTGAAGGTGCCTTGAAGTACGTGGAAGCGATGCTTTCCATCCTTGGCAAAGATGTGCCATGGGTCCGCACAGAAACACGACATGGTCAAGGCCAACTCAGAAATGAAATTGGCGGCGGACGTAAGCTTCCACCCACTGTCTAGGTAGAAG